CCCTGCGCCTCCACCGCCTGAGTAGCCGCCTGCACCACCGCCACCTGATGCACCTGAATCACCGCCGCTGCCGCCGGATCCGCCTCCATCACCAGAAAATGAGCCACCATTATTACCAGCACCATTATTAACACCACCCAAGCCTTTATAACCTATTACACTTTGTGTTTGGGCTGCAAATGTACTATCTTCACCTTGATTTGTCGCTTGATCAAATGCATTCGCTCCAAAATCACCTACATTAACAGTATAACCTGCTGCCGGGACTGTAGTCATGTTATTTCTATAACCTAGTCCTGCACCACCACCTCCGCGGGAACCATATCCACCAGCTCCACCACCGATAGCTACAGCAGATACTGATGTAACACCTGATGGAACAATGAACGTAAATGTTCCTGCTGATGTGTAAGCTTGTTGACCAGGAGCTACTGCACCAGCTGTAGGCCAGCCGCCTGCTAAAACATAAGCATAAACTTCATCAAGAGACCAAATGCCACCCGCAGTCGCTGTTCCATAACTACCTTGCGGTGTATTATTAGCTACACCTATATATCCTGCTTCATATCTACTCATCTCTTATTACCCCTATTAGCTAATTTCCTCATAGCTTATTAACACTTCTAAATCGTTTGCAGTGCCTGCAGTAACAGAAATAGATTTATCTTCTTCTAAGTAGAGGGCTGTATTTTTATCAAGAACAATAAGTGAAGAATCTGCTGGTACAGATATTGTCCCTGCAAGTGAATATGCTGTACCTCCAATATCATCTTGGCTGTGATAATCTACAGTTACTGTACATGCATTAGTACCATCGACGTTCGCTACTTGAATCATATTAATTTTAAAAACTTTACCACTAGACGCTGCATTGCTTACAAGTTGTGTAGCACTAGTTGTTGAAAGTGCTACTGCAGCAGATTTACCTGTGATTGTAGCTACATTTACAATATTTGGTGCGGCCATTTTATGTCTCCTTTATTAACCAAATACAATAGCCATTGCAATGGCCTTACCTGTTGAAATACCTGCGCTACCGAATGATAGCGTTCCAGAACCATTTGTTACAATAGCTTCACCTGACGTACCATCGGAAGACGGATAAGTTAAAGAATTGAGTGAAATTGTACCAGATGCTGTTAAATTTAAAATACTAGAAATATTTCTACTATCATCAATAACAGTAGTGCCTGAAATTTTAATTGCCATCTTCGTCTCCTTTGACTATTAGCAAAAATTTATTAATAGTATTTATAATTTTTGCTCAAGTAATTTTATTTTTTTATTTAACTGTTTATTACTTTCAATCAATAACGCAATTAAAGTATTATAATTAACCGCTTTACCGTTTTCATTTGTCGTAACAACATCAGGTAAAACCTGTTCTACTTCCTGTGCTATAACACCATAGGATTTTTTACCTGTATGCTTCCAGTTGAAAGCTTTACCTGCTAGTTGTTCTACTATCTCCAACGCATTATCGATAGGTGCAATTTGTTCTTTATATGTAATATCAGAAGTAGCGTTAAAATCAGTCGCAGCTAGAGTACCTGAGTTTGGATTATATGTTAAACCAGTATCCGTTCTAGGATTTTCATTACCAGTAGCTGCGTCTACGAATATAGGATAATGAGTTGCATCTGTTGTATTAGTTGCAACTAAAGTTACTGTCGTAGCTGTAGCTGCAGTTGTAGCAGTTGTAGCTGAACCAGCTGAAGTTGCTGCACCAGTTAAAGTACCTACAAAACTATTTGCTGTGACTGTTGGTGCGGTAACCGGTCCAGTTGTAGCAATTGAAGTTAATGTTCCAACTGATGTAATATTAGGTTGCGCTGCTGTAGATAAAGTACCAGCAAGAGTGTTTGCAGCAACATTATCTACTGTTAAATCACCATCAAAATCAATAGCATCTGCTTGTAGAGTAGTAAAATTGGCAGTTGTACCGTTTATACTGTTAGCTGTTATAACAGGTGCAGTAACTGGTCCTATAAAATCTGCTTTTTCTGCATCTACAACTTGATTAAATCTTTGACGCCAAATGTTAAATGTATCTGTAAGTGCTACGTTAGCTATAGCTGAGCCAGAAAAGTATAATGCCATATTCGTAATCCTATTCTGTAGTTAAAAGTGAGTTTATTGATTATTTATCTAGTAGATTAATTAATAGATTTTTTATTTCAGAAATCTCAGCTTTTAACTGATTGACGTCATCAGTTAATTCGTTTAATTGATTTTTTTGATTTAACCTCGCTTTTTTTTGAAGTTTATATGCTTGTAAGCCAGAGCTATCAACACAGATGATAGCTCTACTATGCATGTCTCTTACATAACCTGGCTCATCTTTAACTTTGGCAAAATTCATACTATTATACCTGCAGTGCAATCGCCATTAAATCTTTTACTCTAGGTACAACACTTTCACTAGAAGAAGTAAGAACAATTTTAATAGACATAAACTTGAAGCCAGTATATGTATTACCTTGACTGTTTACATATTGTACTTCATTTAGAGAACCAGTTAAATTAGCTGTTGGTATACTAAAATCATACACTCTAAAATCATCTCTATTTTCACTACTTGAAATAGTAGTAGAAGAAGTATCTTGAGTCATCTCTACCCAGCTACGATCATCAAAGAAATCGCTATCATCTTTATTTAAAATTTTATAATAGACTTGTACATTAGTGCCACTAGGCTTATATGCATTTAGTTTTACTTTAATATCTTCAGCGTCCTGACCATCAGCTAATTCAAGAATTCTAGTAATATATCTAGCTGAAGCATTACCACCAGTAGCATTAGTTTCATTATTAGAATCATTATTAATCTTATTATTAACTAAGATAGCACTAACTCTTTCTAGATCTATCATTGGAGATAGATTAGGGTCGGTTGTAATAATATCATATTTTAATTCAGCTGATTTTTCACCTGAAATATTATTATTTTCTAAAGATCTAGAAAGCAAATACTTAGAAGATGCAAAATCAGTATTTTCATTATCTTCAATTCTTCTAAATGCAGTATCTCTTGCTGATGCTGAAGTGTTTAGCCTAATGAATGGTGTAACTGTATTGTTGTCATGAGAAACATAACTAGAGTTAATATGCAACGTATCTATTTCTAGTTTGTCAATACTGTCAATAGTAGATGTGTAACTATTAATTTGACCTTTAATTTGATGACCACTCACGAATGTACCAGAAACACTATCAATATGTAGAATAGTATTACCTGATTCATTAACAGTGTCATAGTAAGCTACTTTACCTGTAGGTGTAGACTGAGAACTTATAACACCAAAATCAGTAACTTGTTTCACTCCATTAATAGTAACATTTATTCTTTCACCGTTACTAAATTTAGTTAAAGAAACATCTTTTACTCTAATTGATGTTAAACCAGAATTATTAGATGAAACAATACAATTTGCACCGGAAGTATTTCCTACAAGCACCATATTAGCATTAACAGCAATTCCATTACTTAATGTTAATGTTGTTTCTCCGTGTATACCTTCACCTATAGTATTAAAAGTATTAGAACCAGTTATCTTTAAGAAATCTATGTCCTTGTTCTTAAAGATAGCAGAAGCTGTAGTACCAGTAGTAAATTGTGCGATATACAAATTAAATTTCAAATCTTCTTCTTGTATAGCGTTCCATGCTTTATTATTAGAAGATGCAAACATTGTACCGATGTAAGGCTGTTTTACTATTCTTTGATTAGATTGTAAATCATTATCTCCCACTCTAGATACAAACAGTGATGTGTTTGGATTATCAGCTCCAGGTTTAACTACAATAGCATATTCTCTTTGATCTTGTAATAACACTGGTGTATTAAATGTTACAGGAGTAGGACTTGAACCGTTATCACTAGTATTAATCTCGCTTGCTTCTAAAGTAATTTTAGAGAATGGCACAATTTTATTAGTAATAAATGAACCAGAAGGATCTACTTCTCTTATTTCAACAAATACTGGGCGATCTGCATCTTTTGTAGCAAAATAAAGATCAATCTTACTTAAAAATGCTCCTGATGATGAAATACCTCTTGCTGCATTATCAATTATAAACGTTTGTGCAATAGGATCGACAGGTCGAGGTGCAGGAACGTTCTGCCAAGAAACTTCATTTCGAATATTTTCTCTACTAATAACTTGACTTGAGGTTGTAGAAGATGAAGTAAAACTTCTTGATTGTGATACAGTTCTGGTTGCTAATTGAGGTAATCTGGTAGAAATAATTGTATCTTGAACGGTTTGACTTAAACCTCTCGCAGAATATAACGCTTCACCTGAAGTAGTAGTTAAACCTGTACCGGATGCATTAGTAGGGTTATCTGTTAAGCGGAAAACTCGATCTCCAACTTTAAATCTAGTAGACTCTTCTGCTGGAATTCTAAATTCAGCATAAACATCACCACTACTATCAGAAAATAAATTGCCTCCTTCTAACGCTGTGTTTGCAAACGCAGATGATGTAGGAGTAACAAAAGATGAAACATTAGTACCATCAAAGAATGAATACAATCTAGTATTAGGTTTAAAACCTCTTCCTGTTACTTGTATAACACGAGATCTCATAAATGGTATAAGATTTGTATCTATTACTCTCGGACCAGTTCTTTCAGTTTGAGATTGTATTTCAATCCCGGTTTGAATACCAGTACGAGTTTGATTTGTTGTAATACTACGACGCGTATTAGTAGAAGTTTCTCTAAAAATTCTATCTACATTAGTGATTCTAGTACCATTATTAATAGATAGTACTCTTTCTCTTGCTTCTCTTGTAGTATTAAATGTAGATGAGCTCACCCCGGTACTTGTAGTCTGCCAGTTATTCCATTCTGTCTGCCAGCTATTTTCTAACCCTGGCCAGTTGTCTAAATTAGATTCAAAGTTTAACTGAATATCTGGTGATGTTGTAGTATCTACCCAAAAATCAGTATCTGGAGATAGTGAAATATTACCTATAAAACTCCAAAATAGACCAGCTGCATTTCTAGTTGTAGATGCAAACGGTTGATCAATTACTTTAAGATGAGTATAAGGAAGAGTAGCTAATAAACCGCTTGAAGGTGTAGAAACAGCAGAAATAGTACCGCTAGAGGAGCTTGAGCCTCCTGTAGCTGTAGAAGATATTGCAAAAGTGCCTGATGTATTTTCTAAGTATAATTTTCTTCCTACTTGATAAACAAGTTTGCCAGAAGCAGCTCCTGCAGTTACAGTTTCACCTACCGTATAAGTATCAGTTCCACCCACTGTAATAACTGCATCTCTAGGTGCAATAATAATATTAGTACTGTTAGCAGTTTGATGTTCTAATTGAACACTATTAAGCTTAAACTGCGGTCTTAATTCACCTTTTAATTTATCAATAGCTGCTTTATAATCTTCGTTTGCTACATCACCAATATTATGTCCAGTAAAAGTATCTACAATAATACCATTTTTAAATCTGTCTACACCATTGCCATCAGCAAAATTTAATTCTTTTGCTTCTTGCTCAGCTAAAGATAGTCTAGTAAAGTATTCAACTTTATCTAGTCTATTTTTCATATCACCAATATCTTTCATAGTAAAGCCTCTAGATTTAATAGGCTCTATTTCTGCAGAAAGATCATATCTATTATAATTTTTAGCGGTGTCTGGTGATAACGATGGAAATGGTTTAACAAATATTTGAGCTAAAGGTAAATGACCGCTAGGTTCTTCTGGTGTAATAGGCAGTAAAGAAGGTTTACCTTTAGATACTTTTAAATCACCGCTTGGTGATAAAGAAACAATATCATTTCTCCCTAAGTAATAATCTAAATCAGCAGTTAAATTTTCATTAGGGGCAATATATCTTAAACCACCTGAAGGTGAAACTATAGTTGTGCTTGTAGATGGGTTTACCGAAGCACTACCTACTGATGTTGTATCTGTAGCAGTATCGGTAATTCTTGGTCTAATGTCAATACAATCTCTTAAGTCGAATATATCTCCATTTTGTGGCGATGTAAACAACGGTATTTCTTGCGTGGTAATAGCTGTTGTGTTTGAAACTAAAACATCATCAATAGGGTATGAATCTACCGAGAAATAACCTACACCTTGAGAAGTATCATGAGTAAAATAATTCAATTTAACTAGATACACATCTCCAGCTGCTGGAGTAATTATAGGATTAGTTTTTAATTTTAGTTTACCATGATCATAAAGGTTATCTCTTTGACCACTATCTAGAGTAAAGCTAGTGGTAACATCAACGCCTTCTGAAGCTGTAGTAAATTGAGAGTTACCTGTTTTCTTTCTAATCTCAGTAATTTTATGAATATCAGAAAGACCTAAATTCCACGGTCCAGTAGTATTTGCAGTACCGTCTGATTGATTGACAGTAACTTGAACGTAGCGGTTAGAGTTATAGTTTTTAGCTTTTTCTTGACCGTCAACTTTAGTTAGTTCTGTAATTACTGTTGCAGTAGATGTAGAAGTTAAAGTTTCTTGTATATCAAAATTAGCTGAAGTTGTTGATGCTATAGAAATACTTCTATCAGTACCATCACCACCAACTCCTGCAAAATCAATTACTTGTCCTTTATTAAATTTCTTAACTATACCTGCAGAGGAAATAGCTGCTAAAGCTGGTTGAAGAGTAGAAAGTGTAGAAGCAGTAACTGCGGTTACGGTAAAGTTATTAGCATAACCAGCAAATTGAATTCTATCACCAATGTTAAATTTAGTATCAGCACTTGTCAGGCCGGTAACAGTATTAGCTAATCCTGACATTGAACCAGTATCAACTGCAGAGGCGCTTGCTGTATTAGCATTTAATACCACATAAAAGTTTGCTCTCTTTTGAGTATCATTTAAAGCACCTGCAGAAAATGGATAAGTTTCATCTACTGCACCGGTAGCAACACTAAATGTTCCATCAGTAGCAATAGTGACGTCAAAAGCTTTTAAAAACTGAAAGTTAGTATCAACAACTCCGTTAGTATCTCTTAGTCTTCTTGTAGCTTGAACGGGTAATTTAAATACACCTTTGTTAAATCCGGGCTCAGTAAGAATTGCTGTATTACTACTACTAACCACAATATCAGCGTAACCGTTAGCTTGTGATACAGAAGAGTTGTCAATATGAATTGATTTTAAATTACTTAATGTATTAGCTGTTGTTTGAATATCATATAAAAATAAATTATATCTTGCTTCAGGTGAACCTTCTGTACCTGAAACATATTCGACGGCTCTTACTCGTGCAGTACCAATTTGTGTACCAGCTGGAGCGGCAGTTGAGAATAAAGTATTAGATACAGAGCGAGCAAAAGTATCATAAAGCTTAACAGGTGCATGAGTATTTACTCTCCAGGCACCAGAAACTTCTTTTACCACTAGATAGTTACTATAATTAGCTGCAATATTTACTGCTTCAAGGGAATCAAAATCTGTAGATTTTGTAGTATCTACGTGAGCTGTAATAATATTTTCAATATCATAACCTGCAACGTATGCTTTACCAGGGTCTACATCTACTACAAGTTTAGTGCTATCACCACCATCACCAGCAGAATAAACACCTAGGTTATTAGCTTGATTTAAATGTTCTCTTAAACGTACACCTAAACCTTTAACAATAAAATCACCGTTTATGTCAGAAGTTCTACGAGCAAGATAATCTCTTATTTCTGAATAACGCGGTTTACTGCTATTAAGAGAAGGCGTAGATTGATCAATACGATAAATTTCTACAAAATCATCACCAGTATTAGCAGTTAATTCATATTTTGCAATAGCGGGGTTAAGTTTTAATCTATTTGCGCCTGGAGCGGTATAGTTAAATGAGCCTTGAGAAGGGTCTAGTAGAGACGTATCGCTAGCTGAAGTAATAATATCTTCAGATATATCATAACCTACTTTATAGCTTACGTTTGATGTATAGCGACCGAGAAGAAGGTTAGCAGAAGGAACTCTAATAAAGTGATCTTTAGCAAAAATAATACCTTCTTCTAATTTAATATGACTACCTCTACCAGTAGCTACACCAGTAGAAATAACATTAGCCGAGAAACTACCGCTATTTGCAACAAGTCTTTCACCTAATGTAAAATATGTATTACCAGCTGTACCTTGTGTACCAGTATCAATATACTTTACATAAAGTGTTTTATAATTTGGGTTTTCAGCTTCTGAACCATCAATACTATCAATTATAATAGCAGTAACATTTGATGTTTGACCGGTAATAAATTTACCAACACCATCTGAAACTGTAATAGTATTTCCTGATGCATCACCATCTCTTACTTTAACAAAAGTATAATCTGAATCATAATTAACTTCTATACCAGAAACTACACTTCCTTCTTTAAATATATGTTCACCAAATCTATCAATTTGGTTTTGTAATATAGTTTGCATCTGAGTAAGCTCGCGAGCTTGCACAGCAAATCCCGGACGGTAAAGAATTCTATGAAAATTCTTAGTTTCGTCAAAATCATCATAATATGGATCAACGTTAAAATTCGTATCTAAAGAGGCAGTATTAGCTCGTGCCATTCTTACTCAACCTTTAATTAATTAGTAGCGGACAACAATTTTAATATCTTCAACTTGATCAGCTGATCTACTAGTAACTGATCTGTTCTCTCTATATATGATGTCACCAGAATATGGTTTTAATTCACTTCCTGATACTGTAGTTACAGTCGCAGTTGCTGATGTAGTATTACCAGTAATAGTCTCTGCTTCAAATGTACCGTTTACATCAATAACTTTTAATACACCAGCAGTACCTGCTGCGTTAGTGTTTGCAAATTCTACAACACGACCAATCGCGCCGTTTGCTGTACCGGTTACGACTTCATCTTGATAGAATGGACCGCCAGAAATACCAGTTACAGTTAATTTTGTAGTAGTGTCATAAGCTGATGCATCTGCAGCAATATCGTTAGCAGTTAATGGATCTTTTAAAATACCAATAATGCGGAAATCGTTGTTTGTTGGGAAGTTATCACCTTCTGTACCTTCTAAACGAACATTTAACATTACATTATAACCACCTAATTCACCAACTGGGTCTGAACCATGACCGCCCGGAGGTGATAATCTAGCAACACCTTTACCGCCTGTACCACCAGTGCCGCTAATCTGAACGTTAGCTTTGGAATAGCCAGAGCCAACATTAATCATATTAATATGAGAAATTTGACCGCCACCAGCATTAGCGTAAGCTTTAGCACCTGTACCATCACCAGTAATTAAAATTTTCGGACCAATATGGTATGAGCTTGTGCTGTTCGGTGTTGTAGTAAATGCAGGTGTTAATGTTAAAGTTTTAGAAGAACCAGTATAAGCAGAAACATTTGCTAATTGACCAGAACCTAATCCTGCTGAAATGTAGATAGCTGAACCTGTATAAGCATCATCAACTGCACTTGCACCTGAATCTAAAATAACTACTGTAGAGTTAGTAACACCACCGGAAAAAGTATTAGCTCTATATGCATACCCTGAACCATTAGCTGTAACATCGATAATATCAATAGAATTGTTTGTAGCAGCCTGCTGTATATCCCATTGTACACTACCATCATCAGATGTTAAAGTTTTTACTGGTATATAAGATGCAGTAACAAATTTTAGAGTATCTGCAGCAGATATAGAATACATGAATTTCCATTTATATCCATCCGATGTACGGAAAATAGATGTGCTTGTACCTGTAGGTTTAACTGTAGAAGCAGCTCCTCTATCATTAAACATACATTTATAAACATTGTAATCAGTTGTAACTACATAAAAAGAACGACCATATAAGCCAGAATCAGTATCATCGTACTCAGAATAAACAGTACCAGAAACCCAATTATAGCGAGGTACGGCAAAAGATACATCTGATGATTGTACGCGTTTTGCAGCAATCATCTGACGCCAAGGTTCAAATCTTGACTCTCTGATAGTATCTGTAGGTGTTGGCTCTGCATCACCGTTATCCCACGTGTTAATGCGTCCAATAAACATATACATTTTTGTACTTACTGCTTCACTGAATGCTTCTTGGAATTGCTCAGCATTGTGAATTCTAAATCTTTTTGTTACTATTCCTGGCATTTCATTCTCCGGAGAATATTAGTGTTTATTTGTTTCTTTTATTTATACGAGCGCAACAATTGTATTTTGACTAACGTTCGTTGTTGTTACTATTGTAGTAGGATCAGTATTACCTACTTGAGTATCCGCCACAGCTCCAATTAATATAGTTTCAAACACTGCTAAATCAATTTGGTTAAATGGCGTAGCAATACTGAATGAGAATCCTACACTTGTATCACCAAGTTGAGTTCCTGTTATTGACGTTAAGTCAATAAATCTATCTAATTCTATATCCTGGAATCCATTAAATGTAGACGCAATAGTGTCAGGAGCTAGTGTTGGTAATACTGCAATATTTTGGTTAAATGTAGATAGAGGTTTAGCAACTTGATCTGAAAAATTGTTAGCTGTAGGTAAGCTTAAGAATGTACCTTGAGCAGTTAACCATAAGCTACCATTAGCTGAATAGCTTGTTTGATCATTTGATGGATATCTTGGATCCCATACTTCACCAATTTCAAGTAAAGCAACATTAGCTGTTTCATTTATTGATATATTTTCTACTAATTTAGAAATATTTACACTAATAATTTCATCAGCAGCTAGTAGAGCTGATTGTTGTGCAGCAATCAATTCAATTTCAACTTGGAAGCCAGAACCTGCTTCTGGAATATCTATATTAAAGAATGTTTCGATTTGGTTGATATCTAATTCAATATCTGGTACTACAGCACCATCATCACCAGATGATTCATATTGGTCAATTGAAGCAGACACTACAGTAGGTATAAAAATATCAGGTACTATTACATCGCCGAATTTTATTACATATTCATTTTTAAAACTAGTAGTTGTACTATCAATATCTACACTTAAAAGAACATCGCCAAATAATCTCATACCGGCAGGATGTACTACATTTTTTACTATCTCTTTATATGTGTTAAGTACCTGAGAAGATCTTAGTACATATGAGTATTCTTGAAAATATCTATTATCTTGAAGTTTATTACTCCATGATATAAAACCTTTTACATCACTATACCTACCTGTATAGGAAATAGGTGCACTTAAAAGACCAGCACCTGTAGCGTTAGACGCTACCCGGGTAGTATTATTCAAGATCAACGGATCAGTTCGGACGAAATTTGATCCTGCATTAGTAACTGCTACAGTAGATATTACACCATTTGCTGTTCTTGTTACCCTACCTCTTCCTCCAGTACCGGAAGCGCTAGTTATAGTTAAAACATCATTTTGCTGGTGACCAGATCCACCATCAGTAACAATTACATTCTGTAAAGAACCAGATTTAGAAATAATTGTACCTGATATTGTATTAGCAGTATTATCTATTTCTTCAGCATCTAAAAATGTGCCAGAAACATTAGTTACAAAAATTTCGTAAACTTCTACACCGTCTACAGTTAATTGCTGTACTCTTTCAATTTTTGCTGTAGCACTAGACGATCTTCCAGTAATTTCTCCAGCTAAAAGATCGGGGTTACCTCTGAATGGTTTAGTAATTCTTATAGAAGTTTCTTGAATCCAACGTCCATCAGATGCTCTTAAAATATCTTGACCGGGGTAGTAAAAGTCTAATTCTTCATTATATAAAATACGGAATAGTAGTTTATAAGACTCTTCTGAGCCTTTTGATCTATAAAGATCTTTAATCTTTTTATAAACTAATCTTTTATCAGCTAAAACATCTTCAGGAAATTGAGATAGTATTTCTCTCTTAAAATATTTTAAAAATTCTTCTGCTGCAAGATCTATATCTTGATTGTTTAAAAGATTTTTAGATTGCTCAGTCATTTGACCGGTTGTTTCCATCCACTCGTAATATGCTTTTACGAATGTTTGAAACTTAGGTCCTTCTGTATCTAAAAAATCAGGAAGTAGATTTTCTACTAGTACTGATGTTTTATTATCCGTAGCCATTAGTATACCGTTGTTATAACACCAGTTTCAGGTATTGTGGTTGTAGTACCTTCAGTATTAATAGATGATATAGTAGAAACGGTACTTTGCAGTTTAGTATCATACAAACTTATAGATGCATCTTTAATCAATAATAACTGATTTCTTAAACCATCAATATCATCTTTATCAGGATCAGCTGTAATAGTTATTGAATCTCCTACGAAAGCTGTTATTAATAAATCATTAAGAACTATTACTCCAGTTAAATAATTAATAGATCCTGCTGAAGTATTCGAATAGGTTCGTGATCCTGTGGATGTAAGCGAATATATTCTAACATTACCAGACCCATCATCGTCAAAATAACTGTTTGCATTTCCATTATATGTAAACTTTGTTGAGCTAATATTGAACGCTTTAGTTACATTTTCATAATTATGAATTTCATTATTAAAGTTAATTGTATACGTAGTTCTAACTGATGTATTAGGTTTAAATTTTTTCTCCATATACAATTCAGTTTGAATAGAAGTAATAGAATTATTAACTTCGTAAATATCTTTTATTAATTGAGAACCAATAAAGTTTTGACCAAACAACCCTAATTTATTTGTTTCATAATTAATAACAGCATTAGATACAGCGGTGCTAAGTTGCCCTGCTGTTAATGTAGTTAAATCTGGGTTATATTTTACTGTGAGTTGAGGTTTTACATAAAGATATGTTGGATCTACTATTTGAGGTTCAATAGTTAGTACATTTCTATCGACGAGATAATCTGCAATTGTTTGCTTTCTATCTTCAGCTAATAATGTTCCAGAAAAAGGCTTTACAGAAATATAAACACGTCCATATATTGGAGGTGAATTATCTTCTCCTCCCCATACAGAAACTGCTTGTATATCTGCAAATTGATTTTTTACTATAGTTTCATAATCTTTACGAGTAACTGCTCTACCTTGAGCTTCATAATTTTTAGGAGCATTAAATTTAATAGATTGTATAGTTTCTTTATCTCCACCACCTTGAGCTCTAGAAACATGATTAACTGTAATATTACTATACCCCCCAATAGAATCTATAGAGGTAAAGTTATTCGCACCTTGCGCAGCTGTACCATTACAAGTTCTATAATCAATAATAACTATATTACCATCATTTAATGCTTTCCCTAAAACACTATCACCAAACTCTAATTCATAACGGCCATCTTCATTTTCTTTTAAGAAGTAAGCTGCTGTAGTTGCAGTTACAGTAGTTAAATTTTCTGCATTGTTAAAAGTGGTTATTGTAGTATCAGTTGAAGAGTTTTGAACTTTTACAACAATACTTCTTGTATCAACATTATCTGCAGGAATAATATAACGCACAGGATTAAGAGAGCTAACTGTATATCTAAATGTAAAAGGTCTGCCTTCTGTAATGTTAATGTTTGTTGAATATATTCCGGAGACAGCATTTACAGTAGTAGTATCAGTAGCAACAAAAACGTATTGAGTACCGTCTACAGTAGTTCTAAATTTAGTATCTTTAGGCAAAGTAATAAAATCAGGTGTATCTGTTGGAGTAATCACAACCTGTACTGTAGCTGTAGGTCCTTGAGCTGATCGTGGTGTATAGTTTAACATCTTAGCACGAGAAACTACATTACTACGAATCTGTGCCGAATCAAGAAACATCTCATTACCTACCATATTAAGATAATAAGAGTTCATATATGTGTTATATGCTAATACATTAAGAAGAATCTGCATAGTAGAGGAATCATAATCGTAATCCCCTAACTCAGATTGGTTAGAAAGAAAGTTTCTTAAATTTTGCTTAATAGTATCATAATTGATATCTGTAAGCTCGAGCGCGTTGTTCGCAGGCATCTTATCTTGTTCTCTCTATTTGTATTTTTAACTCTTGCGGCTCGGCTTCATTAACTATAAAAAATACAACATTAACCGATACTGTATTGTTGTCTAGACCGCCAATTACAGTCACATCTTGTACTTCTACTCTTGGTTCATGATTCTCAATTGCTAACCGAATATCTTCTTCTAAGTTAATTGCTTCTACAGCATCAAAGTTTTCAAATAATCGATTTTGAATATCAGAACCAAATGTTGGTTCATAAGGACGTTCATAACGGTTTGTTAAAATAAGATTTTTTAACGCACCAGTAATTGCAGCTGCATTTTTTTTGACCACAGGTTTACCTGTGACAGGATGGGGTGTAAAGGATACACCTAAGTCACTAAACTGTACTTCTTTTCTTAATGGGTTAGCAGCTGCTGAACTAGCCATATAAAGCCTCTATCTTTTCATTTATTTATCATTATTTTTTACGTCCTGAATCTCTTGACGACGTGTTTTTGCAAGTTTACTTATTTCTGATAAAGCTTTTCTAGCTCTAGTACCTGCTGCTTTGTTACCAATTTCAAATTTTGCATTTTCTGTTACATAAGTCTCAAATAAAGAGACAATCATATCATGTGTCATAGTTTATCCACCTATACTTACTTTACCAGATCCTGATGTCATTGCACCAGCATCTGCTGAATCTCCAACTCTTGCAGCTGGAGAACCTACTATAGTTACTTTTCCTGATCCTGCATTTACTACAGCAACATGAGGGGCGCAAGGAGGATTAGGAGGAAAAGGATGACTTACGGTAGAATCACCTTGCCTTGCTGCTAACGCTCCATCTATAGTAACTTTACTTTGTCCAGGTGCAGCTAATGTAGTCGATCCTGTACATCCATGTCCTGTAGATAATGAATCACCTTCTCTACTAGCTGCCGGCATTTTTTATCTCCTTAACCAATACTAATTGAAGTGCCATCAATAGTATAAGAACTACCAGATGTTGAAGTCTTAGAACCACTGACTGTTTCAGTAGCGCTACCACTCACTGTAGTAGCATGATCGTTTTGATAAGTTTCGGTAACTGCTCCAGTTACACTTTCTGTTTTTGTATTTTCATAAGTCTGCTCAACTGCACCAGTTACTGTCTCTGTTAGTGTGCCTGTTATATTTCTTGTTACATTACCTGTTATATTTTCGACAAGACTTCCTTCAATATTATGTACTACGTTACCTTTTACAGTCATGTTAACAGTACCTGCTACATTAACATATTTACTGCCACCTACTATTTCGTAATTATCAGTAATAACTTTCCACTTACCATTACCACCAGCATCTATTTCAATATAACTACCATTGTTTGTCTGAACAGTATACCTACCTGAACCAGCAATTTGCGTATATGTACCAGATTCATGAGCTTGTATCATTGCAGTAGGATAATCGGCATCAGTAGGTCTAGCAGGTTCAGACCATTTATTAACTTGCCCGGTTTTTGGGTCATCAGGTTGTTCGTCATTAGGATCAACTACAACTTCTTCTAATACTGTACCATCTCTTAAAACGTCACCGGGCGGTAAATAATCTGCTTCACCTCGAGCTGCTCTAGGTAATTCTGATTCTCCTGGAGATCCAAATCTATAACCAGGTAAATGACCGATAACAACAGGTCTCTGAGCTTTATTTCCGTCCATAAAGAAACCAAAAACCCATACCCCTCTAGTTAATCCAGAAGAAGATGTTGCAGGTGCTGTTGCTGGCATTACAACATTAGCCCATGGTAAAGCTTTTGCTGGCAACAATTCTTTATCAGTTGTATGCCAACCAAAACATCTAACACGTACACGACCAAGTCTAAGAGGATCGTTCCTGTCCTCTACTTCCCCTATCCACCATACGAAATTTTTACCTAAAAATTCTTTATCAAAATCCATGTTTACCTACTCAAATGTTCCAACTGGGAATAAATCTGCATCTAATATTTTAGATTGAATTGCATATTGTTTTTCTACAGGTGTTAACTTAGAATATGGAACACCTTTGTTTCCATCTTCATCTTCTTTAACTTGTCCATCTACTGATGCTTGAGCTTCTTCTAAAGTTTGAGTTTGATTTTCTGCTCTTTCTTGACCCGAAGGATCAGGAGCATCAGCTTTGTTTTGTGGTACAGGTACTTCAGGTTGTTCTGGTGGCTCAGCCGCATTACCTCCCAG